TCCACGAGACATGACATTCTGGATCATGCAATCAGGAAGATCAATTGAATACGAAACTGCAACAAGTGATCTATGAGCAGTATTGGCCCTGGGAATTGTTGCACGAGCAATCAATAGACTCGGCTGATATCATCTCAGGTTCTAGTAGACAGGCCAATCCCGAAATAGCCTGGCTGATTGACCAAGGCTACCAACCCGGAATCTCAGTGTACGAACAAATAGCAGAAAACTACACCACAGTGACCTATAGGTTTGATGTTGAACCTGAAACAGTGACCTGGTTAATCATGAAGTTTCCCAAAGCCGCCGTTTCCTATAATGTATAAATATTTGAGCGACTTTTTGAGCCGCACAAGCACTTATTCCTAGGAGAAATACAAGATGGCTAATGCTTTAAGCAACACATATGAAAATGCTGTATTGAATCACCTGTTCCGTAGAGGCACAGATGGCACAGCAAGAAACACACTGGTACAACCCGGAACCAACGGATCAGCAGGTATCTATGTAGCACTATTCTTCGGAAATACTGCAACTGTGGCCAGTAATCTAGAAGCAGGCACACTGACCGACGAAATTACACTGGGCAGTTATGCTAGACAATTGGTCAGTTTTGGCGTTGCTAGTTCTGGTAGCATCACCAATGATGCCACTGTCACATTCCCAACTGCAAGTGCAAACTACAATGGTGAAGTCACAGCACTGGCAGTTATGGAAACTGTAACAGGTGGTAATGTTATTGCCTACGGTAACCTAACTGTGGCCAAGACTGTTACAACTGGTGACACATTCCAAATCGCAACTAACAATCTCACGATTAGTTTAGCGTAATTCAGGTAGCGGACCGTGTCCACTACCCAAATTTGGTACACGCCACCTGGCAATACCTTAACAGCAAGATTTGATGTTACAGGTAGCAATGTCGCGAATGTGGCATTGACAGAAGTGTTTTCGCCTGCATTTGCTGCCGGAGTCAATACCTACCACACAAGAAATACCAACAATTATTACGAGTGGATTTGTGGAAATCCGGATGTTGCGTTTGCCAACATCAGTATGATCAATTGGACACCCAGTGTAGGCAACTTGACACTGGTCGATTACACTTTTCCCAATGGTGGTGGCACACTAAGTTCTACAACCAGTAACATTGCTATCGCTGGACAATGGTCGATTGCTCGCGAATCCATTACCAAAGCCAGTAGTGCTGGTGATGCGTTTTATCGTTTTGGCTTGACCAGTTCGCCTGCGTATTCGGGTGGAGATTTAGTAAGAAAAAATCAGTCCGGAGCACCTGGCACGGCTCCTGTATGGGATAACAGTCCCATAATATATCAAAATAGTGCCATACAAACCTATAGCATCACAGCCAACACTGACACATTTGCTAACACAAGATTTTACGCCAATGTAAAGAATCAACTTGCCAATGCGGCTGCTGCAGGTAGCACTACACAAGCAAATGTATCGATTGCATTTGAATATACCTATACTCGCAGTTTTGAAGTAAACTTACACAGTACTAGCACAAATATATCTAGCGATGTGGATTTTGCTTCACTAGGTGGTATTTTACACTCAGCCGCATCAGAACTTGTGATTGATATAGATTTTGAACCACAAGCACAAAACTTGACTGGTTTTAGATTTGTTGATCGTGGCGATGGTGTACATGAAGGCACACTAGATGGTGAAATTTATGTTGCTGCAGATTACGCTGACCTAGATTATTTTGTACAATCTGGTGTGTCAGTAAGTTTCACACCAGATAGACCATTACTACAACAATACAGTGAAGATGCCACGCTAGAGTCTGTTACACCAAGTGTGCTGGTTGGTATCAGCATGGAAAATTCTGTTGATGCTACGTTTACAGTATTGGGTGGCCGACAACAACCAATTGCTGCCGACATCACAATTGATGCTGTACTAGATGATGTAGTACCCGGACTACTACCTGGTGGAACTGTACAAGCCACAATACAAGTTGATAGCGCAACAACAGCAACCAATCGTGTATTCACTTTTGCACTAGACTATATAGATCCTGACTACACCGACACAGGATACTTTGAACAATTCAGTACAGCCACTGACACATTTGTTACCGAAATAGATTGTGCTGTACTAGCAGACAGCAGCATCGTTAGGTCAGATGGATCAATTGCACTGGCTGCAGATCTTGCAACCACAGTTGTTGCCGGATTCCAAGTGTCAGGTGGAGTGATCCTGGCAGGTGCGGCCGAGTTTGAGATTGCACCATACATCACAGGTGGCACTGGTGTGATCAGAAGCGCAGCAGCCACTCTCACTGATGACTTTGTTGTGCCTGATCTATTCCTAGGCCAGGCTGTTGAATTACAAGCCACGTTAGCAATTGAGTCCACTGCTGCAGGATTTGCCTCAATCACAAGAGGAATACAAGATCAACTTGAGATTGCGTTGGAGTTATCGGCCCAAGCAATTGCTGCTCCTCCTATACTAGGCGTTGTGGATCTAGTGATAGATTTGGAAGCAGACGCGGTACCAAGTCTAACATCTGGATTCGCCAGCCCAAGCCGATTAGAAACAGGGCCAAGCACACTAACAGGTTTTGCAGGATATACTGTGTTTGGTCAGTTTGCAGTCACACAAGGTATCACGGCAGACTTTGTAGTAGCAGGTTCAACATTTAGAATTGATGATTACTTTGCTGCTCAAGTACGTCCTGAGACTAGACGCATCGCGATTCCGGCCGCAACAGGTCAAATCCAAGTGGGGCCTGAAACACGAGTAAATACTATTCAGGTAGAAACAAGAGGTCTTGTGGTTGAACCAGAAACAAGACGCGACAGAATCGCCATCAACCCAGCCACACTTGAAGGCAACAGATTAAGGAGATACAACCAATGACACAACTAAGTCAAACTGGCTACCGAAAAGACATCGTAGGCAGTTACATTACCAAAGACCCAGCAGCCAGCCTACAGTATTCTGTAGATTGGTCGGACTGGGTGCCCTCAGGTGACGCAATCGCCACATCCACCTTTGTGCAAGAAAGCACACACACCGCAGCCAACTTAAACATAGGCGGAGTCAGCACAGTGACCAACGTGGCCAGTGCCACAATCAGTTCGGGTGCTGCTGGTGAAATATACACAGTGAAAAACACCATAACCACAACTGGTGGATTTACTGATGTACGTAGATTTAGAATTCAAGTAGAAAAGCGGTATGTCTAACACTGAAGCAGATGTACCGGACGATCGAGAAGTTGAAGTAGTTCCTTATCAGGAGCCAGAACCTCGCGATCCCAGCAAGACCGGCAATCGACCCAAACAACTAAAAGCAGTAGAAGCATGGGGTTTTGAAGTTGGGCGTGGCATGCGTAGACGAGTGGTCATGCCCGAAGATGTTTACAAATTGGCAGCAATTGGTTGTAGCACAACAGAAATAGCCCGCTGGTTTGACATTGCTGAAAACACTCTTAGATACAACTTTAGCGAAATCATAGCAAAGGGTCGCGAGGATCTAAAGCAGAGTCTTAGAATGAGTCAAATCAAATTGGCCTTGAGTGGCAATGCTGTCATGTTGATTTGGTTGGGTAAAAACCTACTGGGACAAAGTGATAATCCAGGTGCCAACAATGAGCAACCTTTACCATGGACTGATGAATAATGCCCTTGAACGCAGGTCAGCAACAAGTTGCCACGAGCCCCGCAAGATTCCGTGTGGTAGTTGCCGGACGACGCTGGGGCAAGACTTGGTTGGCCACAAGAGAACTGGCCCGTGCAGCCCGCGAACCAGGCCGTCGAGTTTGGTACATTGCACCCAGTTACAGAATGGCCAAGCAGATTGTTTGGGACAGTATCAAATGGAGACTGCAAGACCTTAACTGGGTACAGCGAATAAATGAATCAGATCTCACTATCACACTACGCAACGGCAGCACAATCAGTCTTAGAGGTGCTGACAATCCTGACAGCCTACGCGGTGTTGGATTGGATTTTGTAGTAATGGATGAGTTTGCCATGATTGATGAAAAGGCCTGGACTGAAGTAATAAGACCAACCCTGAGTGATCGAGGTGGGCATGCCATGTTCATTACCACACCCATGGGCACCAGCAATTGGGCATTTAATCTTTACAATAGATCCACCGTGGATAGCAATTGGTCAAGTTGGACCTTTAGAACAATTGATGGCGGTAATGTGAGTGCAGACGAAATAGAACAGGCACGCAGAGACCTCAGTGAGCGACAGTTTAGACAAGAGTACGAGGCCACATTTGAAACCTACGCCGGAAGAATATATTATAATTTTGATCGTGACAGAAACATTGAACAGTATCGTGATCCTGTGCCAAGAGAGATCATGGTATTCTGCGACTTCAACGTGAATCCAATATCAGCAGCAGTAGCAGTCGACACCAGAACAGGCATTCACATAATAGATGAGATCACCATATACGGATCAAACACCGATGAGTTGGCAAGTGAGATACGCACAAGATACCCCACGCAGTCAGTCAAAGTCTACCCCGATCCAGCAGGAGTGCAACGCAAAACCTCAGCAGGCGGACGAACCGACATAACAATATTAGAAAATGCTGGCTTCAGGGTATTTTATCACCGTGCTCATCCACAGGTGCGTGATCGCATCAATGCAGTCAATGCTGCCTTGCTGAGTGCAGACAATCACGTGGCCGTCAAGATTGATCCTGCTTGCCGCAGAGTGATTGAATGTTTAGAGAAACAGATTTACAAAGAAGGCACACAGATACCAGACAAGGACGCGGGCTTTGATCACATGAACGATGCGATCGGCTACGGTATTGAATATTTGAGACCTGTCACAAGAGAAAGAACAGCAAAAGCACAGCCCGCACGTTGGGGCCACGCAATTGCAACCGTATAAATAAGGATACATTATGGATAGAACATTAGCCGACGCTTACAACAGCGTGACATCACAAAATTTGTTATACCAACGCAATCGAGATCGTTGGCAGTTTCTACTTGAAAGTTACGTTGGCGGTCAAGAGTATAGAGACGGACAGCACTTGACTCAATACTTCAATGAAACCAGCATGGAGTATTCAGCAAGACTCAACACCACTCCCCTGGACAATCACTGCAGAAGTATTATCAGTGTGTACACCAGTTTCATGTTTAGATCCAGTCCTGAACGTGACTTTGGCAGTTTGGCAAGCGACGTGAATCTAAAAGAATTCCTGGCCGATGCTGATCATGACGGTAGAACCATTGATGCATTCATGCGTGATGCAGCCATATGGGCAGCAGTATTTGGTCATTGCTGGATCTTGACAGTAAAGCCACAGACCAATAGTGCCACCCGAGCCGATGAATTGGCACAAGGTGTTAGACCATACGTGAATCTAATCACACCAATCACAGTCACAGATTGGACTTGGCGTAGAGAAACTTCAGGTGCATACATCTTGAGTTATCTAAAGTATGTGGAAGAAGTCAATGACACGTTCAGTACCATTAAAGAATGGTCTGAACAAGAGATCATCACAAGCCAAGTAAATCACAACACAAGAGAACTGGTTGATAGGATTGTTGAACCCAACGGTCTTGGTCGTATTCCGGCAACCATTGTGTATGCCAATCGCAGTCCGGTGCGTGGCATTGGTGCCAGCATGGTGTCAGATATTTGTGACGCCCAAAAAATGATATACAATCTCACCAGCGAGGCGGAACAAAGTATTCGCATCAATGGACATCCAACCTTGGTCAAGACAGCCGATGTTGAAGCCAGTGCCGGAGCAGGTGCCATTGCCCTAATGCCAGACAACCTAGACCCTGCACTGAAACCGTTCTTGCTCACAGTCAGCACCGACATTGAACAGATCTACACCAGCATACGCAGTCTAGTTGACAGCATTGACAAAATGGCCAACACAGGTGCTGTTCGTGCTACAGAAAGTCGTAGCCTATCCGGTGTGGCCATGGAGACGGAGTTTCAACTTTTAAATGCTAGACTGGCCGAGTTCTGTGACAACTTGGAATTGGCCGAAGAACAAATTTGGCGTTGGTATGCCATGTATCAAGGCACAGCATTTGATGGTGAAATTGAATATCCAGATGACTTTGATGTGCGTGATGTGCCCAATGCACTTCGCAGCCTACAAAGCATTGCAGGCAGTATCAAAACTGTGGAATCACAGGCCCTGTTGGAATACCGTGTGCGTGAACTGCTGGAAGATCCACGCTACGAGATCCAGTACGAAGAAACTAGAGAACAGGCCATGTATCAAGCCGAGATCGATGAGATCAACAGAATACAGGCCAGTTTACAAACGCTGGCTGCGGCAGAAAACGCTGCTGTGACACCAGACACACCAGACAACAACAAGGTCTAATCAACACATGATAAGCAATAGAACAAACTCAAAGAAAGCCGACGCCATTGACAGTTATCATCATGATGCTGGCAAGGGCAGTATCTATCGACCCAGCGATAGAGAAAAGTTTTACACAAACTGGGATAACATATTTGGTAAAAAAGACCAGAACAATCAAAACCTTAACCCTGGAGAAAAAAAATGAAAACACTCGCAAAAACACAAATGAAGGGTCGTGGACGTGGTAAGGGCAAAAAGCCACCAAAGCGTTGATTGGCTTGCATACTTTGCCAGCATAAATTCCGTGTGTCCCTGGAGTTTGCCAGCCTGGTCGAGTGATCGTATTGACATAGTGAGATCCCGACGCCGTATCATACCCCTGGGCACGTTCATGGCCAGGGTGTATGTGTTGGATCTCAGTCGAAGACGTTTGAAAAAATTGTGTGCTGAGAGAGACCACGGTGAGGATGAATGGCTATGGGCACATCCAGAATATGGTGCATTTGCTCCACCTGTGCCTTGCTTGATACAACAGAACCGGGCACTTCTGAATCGATTGAGAATGCCGGAACCCACGCAAAAAGAAGTAATTTAGCCCAATTTGCTAAATAAGTAACACAACAACTCATAGGAGGCGATGCACAATGTCAGACAATACATTGGTAAACGATACGGCAACTGATGCCACAAGCGATAATCTTGATAATCAGGCAGCGGCAACCAAGACTTATAGTCAAGAAGAAGTAGACAACATGATGGCCCGTATGAAGGGTTCATTACAGAAGAAACTTCTCAAGCCCTACGAAGATCTAGGCGATGTTGAAGAACTACGTTCAATTAAAACTGAATGGGAGCGGAAGCAACAGGAGCAACAGATCAAGCGTGGTGAATTTGACGAAACATTAAGAGCCTTGGCTGCAAAAAAGGATGCCGAAATCCAGAAACGTGACAGCGTGATTAAAGAATACAAAGTTAATACGCCTTTGCTTGCAGCAGCAGCACAGTATCGTGCAGTAAACGCAGATCAAGTGAAAGCATTATTATCAAACTCAGTTAGACTTAATCCTGAAGGTGATGTAGAAGTAGTAGATGCAAAAGGTTCAGTACGCTATTCAGACAGCGGAGAACTGTTGGGAGTGCAAGACCTAGTGCGAGAATTCTTAGATTCGAATCCGCATTTTGTACAAGCAAACCCTGCTACCACCAACACCAAGAACAGCGTTGCCAATGCTGGCCAAGGCAAATTAGACATCACGAAATTGGACATGAAAAATCCAGCACATCGTGACTTATATCGCCAGTATCGCAAAGATAACGGTATTGGTTAAAACTTAACTTAAGGAGTCTTTAATGACTATTACAAATACAAGCACCCTAAACGACCTGCTACCCAGCATCGTCGCAGAAGCACTATTCGTAGCAAGCGAAAAATCCATCATGCGTGGACTAGTTCGTAACTACACCCTAAACGCTGGACAAGGTAAGACTGTTACAGTTCCTATATATTCACAACAAACAGCAGCAGCCCTGACTGAAGGCACAGCACCCTCTTACACAGCAATCAGCACAGACGGTGCCACATTGACTGTGAGTGAAGTTGGTTTGACTGCACAGATCAGTGATCTAGCAATCATGGCTTCAACCAGCAATGTTGTATCAGACATTGGTCGACTGTTCGGCGAAGCAATTGCTAGAAAAATGGACGCTGACCTGATGGTTCTGTTCAACAGTTTTTCTACCACAGTTGGTGGTGTCAGTACCACAGCAACAGCAGCATTGCTATTCCAAGCAATTGCCAAATTGCGTAGTGCCGGTTACGACACAGCAAACGATTGTTCAATCGTGTTGCATCCAGCAGTTGCATATGATGTAGCCAGCACATTGACCAGCACCTTTGCTGCTCCAGCCAGCATGATCGGTAACGATGCATTGCGTAATGGTTTCATGGGCACCTTGGGTGGCGTTCCTGTGTATCAATCTAGCCTAGTACCACAATCAACCCTGGCTTCAAACGCCAGTGGCGACTATGGTTGCGGTGTGTTCCACAAAGACGCATTGGGTCTAGCAATGATGCAAGACATCCGTATTGAATCACAACGCGAAGCAACCAAGCGTGGCTTCGACCTAGTTGGTTCAGCAATCTACGGTGTTGGCGAGTTATATGATGGTGCTGGTATCCTGGCAACATTCGACTCAAGCATTGTTTAATTGACCTAGCACTTGAACAACAACAAAGGGCCTTCGGGCCCTTTTTGTTTTGTATAAATAGTTTTGAGCCAGAAGGACTGGTTCCTATAATTTTTGAAGAAGGACTTCTCCCATGACAGCATTCGCTACGACTGACAACCTATTGTCAGTTGATCCAACCATACAAGACTTTGGTGTCCTAGACTGGGACACAGAACTTGCCCGTAGTCAAACTGAAATCATCCGTGTATTAAGTGTTCGCTGGTGGCCAACATTTAGAAAAAGATATGCACTCAGTGACATTGATCTAATCAATAGTGCCCTGTTGGATCCCACTCAATGGACTCAGGCCACAGTATATCATGCACTGGCCTATCACATCAGTCCCAAACTAAGCAAATTTGAACCAGAGGCTGATCGCTTCCAAGAGATGATGAAATATTATCAAGGTCGCTTTGAGCATGAAATGGATCTTTGCATTCGTGAAGGTGTGCGTTATGATGTCAATGAGGATGATGTGTTTAGTGCGTCAGAGAAAGCCAGTGATACCAGTTTGAGACTACGTAGATGAGCACGAGTCTAAGAGAACGCATCGTTAAAAACACAGTGATCACGCTGCAAGAGATTGCGGATCCCGCAGTGGTACTAGTCACTAGAGAGCCATTCGATGTAGAAAAATTGGCCATCACACAATTTCCAGCACTACTGGTAAACTTCAACACAGAACTACGTGAATCAGTCAGCATGGGCGCCGTTGCTCAGGGTCGACGCACTGGCACCATTGTGTTAGACATTCGTGGCTTTGTTAGAGGTACCGAAATAGACACACTGAGAAACAAGTTGATTGCAGCAGTGGAAGATGCACTTGATCTTGATCGCGATCTTGGCTTGAAGTCAGCAGGTGTGCTGGGCAGTCAAATTACAGAAATTACAGTGGTGCCAAGACTTGCACCCCTAGGCGAAATTGGTCTAAGATATGAGATCACATACAACTATCTAAGAGGAAGTCAAGCATGAACATAATCAATCAAATTGCAGCCCTGTTTAGACCTCGACCCGAGGCCACAGTGGGCCGTGTAGTAGATTCAGGCACAGTGGCAGCACAAGCAGGTCTGCGTCGTGAGTCAGATCCTGTGCCCACAAAGTCTGCACGTAAACCTAGAAAGGCAAAAACACAATGATACAAGTACACAAGAATGGTATTGCAAGATCAATACCACCAAGTCAACAACAAGAATATCAGGCAGCAGGCTGGACTACCGCTGCCGAGAAGAAAACCAAGGCGCGAGCCGAAGTTGCGGTAGTGGAGGATCCGTCCCCCATTGCTGACTCTGGGTCACCGGAGGCATTAGCAAGCGTGACAACACAAGCCCAGCCAGGCGACATTATAACACTTAAAGGAGATGCATAATGGCTACATTAACAGGCAATAATGGTGTTGTCAAGATTGACAACAGCAGTGGTACGCCAACCACAATCGCAGCAGTAAGAAACTTCAGCGTGGACATCACAGCGGACACAATTGAAAAAACAACAATGGGTAATGATACCCGTCAGTATGTTAAAGGCATGAGTGCATTCTCAGGCTCTGCTGATATCTACTTTGATCCAGCCAACTACACCGGTGGTGCCAGCGTGGTTGCTGCACTGAACCCAACAGGTGGTGCAGTAGGCGACAGCCCAATCACAGTAGAACTGTACCTGGATGGTACTAGCAACAAATTCTCTGGCGAAATCATCGTGACAGGATTCAGTGTTAGTAGCAGCATGGACGGCATGGTAGAAGCAAGTATCAGTTTCCAAGGTAGCGGTGCTGCCACATTTACAGCATAAGGAGAATTAGACAATGGCTACATTAACAGGTAATGATGGTGCAATTACCATCGACGGAGATGTTGTATCAGCAGTAAGAAACTTCAGTATTGACATCACTGCAGACACAATTGAAACAACCACAATGGGTACTGATGCTAGAACCTATGTCAAGGGCATGAGTTCATACTCTGGCTCAGCGGATGTGTATTTTGATCCAGAAAACTTCAGTGGCAATGTGGCTTTCAATCCAACAGCGGGTACAGTTGGTGAAAGCACTATCGCTGGCAAGTTCTACATTGATCAAGACGCATCAAATGACATCGTGTTCTTTGCCAACGCCATGATCGTAACAGGTTATAGCGTGAGTTCAAGCATGGATGGCATGGTAGAAGCATCAATATCGTTCCAGGGATCTGGTGCTAGTGGTTTCAGTCAGACCGGTAACGCTTAATGGCTACCCTGTCCGTACAAGTTACTGGTTTGACAGATCTAAATCTAAGACTGCGTCAGCGGATACAACAAACTGCTGTGCAAGTGGCCGATGATTTTGTAGTTGCTGCCAAACAAAACACACCTGTACGGACAGGAACCGCTAAATCGGGATGGAAAAGTCAGAAACAGGCTCAGGGAGCCACCGTTGAGAATCGCGTTCCTTATGTGCAATATCTAGATCGAGGCACAAAGCGGATGCGTCCAGCAAATGGCGGGCAAGGTATTATTGGACCCGCATTAACTTCAATTAAAGGAAAATACAAATGAGTACAATTTTAACCAATGCAACAGCACACTTCCGTACCAAACTGGGCGGAGAACTTAGAGTAATTGACGTTCCTGAGTGGGGTAGTAAAATCTGGTACAAGCCAGTGACCACACTCAAAGAACAAAGCAAGTTGGTAGAACTTGCACAACAGAACAAAACAGTTGAGGCTCTGGTAGAAACCTTGATCATGAAGTCACGCAACGAAGATGGCACGAAGATGTTCAACATGCCAGACAAGGTTGTGTTCATGAATGAAGTAGATCCAGCCATTATAATTCGTGTGGTTGGCGAGATGAATGACAAGATTGATGCCGAGGATGAAGAAGCAGCAAAAAACTAACTCGAGATCCAGATCTCATGTTCATGTATCGCCTGGCACGAGATCTGGGTCTCCGATTAGAACAAGTGATGGAAATGACCACACTGGAATTTAGAGGTTGGGCAGAATTCTACACTTGGGAAGCAGCACAAATCAAGAAGGCAAACAACAAGAAATAAAGGAATTGAGCAATGGCACTAGATCCAACAATTAATATAAAAGTCAATACCGCTGAAGCAGAACGGGCACTGGGAAGATTAAACTCAGCCATTGGTGCCTTGGGATTTGGTCTAAGTGCTGCTGGTGCCATAGCCTTTGCTGACAGCGTTACCAATGTCAACAACAAACTAAAACAAGTAACTGGCACAGGTGCTGAATTTGCTCGTGTGCAAAAACAATTGTACACCATTGCCAATCAAACTGGTAGTGCCATTGCTGACACCACCACACTTTATCAGAAGATGAGTCTGGCACAAGATACTGCTGGATTGACTGGTCAGGGTGTTATCAAAATGACTGAACTGGTCAGCAAACAAATGGCCACGGTGGGCATGACCACTGCAGAAACAAACAGTTTCCTTACACAATTTGGTCAAGCCATGGGAAGTGGCACCTTGCGTGGTGAAGAATTCAATGCCATGATGGATACCAATGTGCCCATGATGAACATGTTGGCCAAGAGCATGGGAGTCACTATTGGTGAATTAAGACTGATGGCAGGCGAAGGCAAGATCACAGCCAAGATGATCACCGACGCCTTCCTGGCAAATGAGAAGGCAATCCAAAAATCCTCAGCACAAATTGACATGACCATCAGCAAAGCATTTGTGGTGTTAAAGAACAATGCCATGCAGGCATTTGGCGAAATGGAGTCAGGTAGCATTGTGGTCAAAGGCATAACAGAAGCCATACTGTTGTTGGCCAACAACCTGACGGAAGCAATTAGATTGGCCATTGCATTTGTGGTTGCTCTTGCTGTAAGCAAATTGGCCTCAATTGCCAAAGGTGTAGATGGAGTATCGGGGGCCTTTGCTACACTGAACAAAACAATTAGAGCCAATTTATTTGTAGCACTAATAACTGCCATTGTGTATGTTGGTGAAAAAATCTACAGCGATATCATCAAGCCATTAAAGGATGCTGGTATAGTCAGTGGAGTAATTGGTAGATACATTGCACAGAACTTGTTAAATGCATTTTTCCAAGTGTCAGAATATCTTTTAAGTTGGGCACCGGCCACAGGCAAATTGATCCTGGATTCACTAACTCCTGGTAAGAGTATTAAGGAAAGTTGGAATGAAGTCATGGCAATCCAGGACAAAATTTTAACCAAAGAGCGTTTTAAATTTGTAACGGATGAAGAATTAAAAAATATCAACAAAGCATTAGAAGGTCAGAAGAAAGTTGCAGATGCTGTAAAAGAACAAACAGATCTAAGAAAAGAAGCCCAAACTGCTTTAAGTCAGCAGCAGAAAGAAGCACAAAAGGCACTAGATGCTTATATCAAAGGTCTCCAAAGATCAGGAGTTGAACAACAAGACCTAGTGTTGTATGGCAAGCGTGAAGCCGAAGTGCGTAAAGCAATTCAAGAACAAGCGGACAAACTGGCTGTGACACAGCAGAGTCTGACTCCAACACAACGCGAACAAATTGTTAATGCAATTAGATTAAAACAAGAATACGAAGATATTGCAACAACACAACAGGCGTTCAAGACTGTGGGAGAACAGATTACCTTGAATTCTATCGAAGACGTAAGACAACGTCAGATTCAGCAAGGCCTATTGCAGTATCAAGCCACTGTCAGCAAAGAAATCTATGCAGCCAATGCTGGCAACTATGAAAGCCTGTTAAAGCAGGCACAGTTAACAGATGATCTCAATCAATACAAAGTGGCAATGCGTGATATTGATCTTGAAATTGCTAATCTACAAATAAAAGATGTGCGTGAGAGAGAAATACAAAATGAATTGACTCAATTGCAATTGCAGTTGGGTCGAGAAGTTTTTGCTATTACTGGCAAGCAATTGGAAGCCAAGGTTAGAGAACGAAATTTGCAAAAATTGATCAATGAAGAACTAGGCAAAGCAAGGAATCTCACTTTGGGAACCTTTGGTAATCTGGCACTAGAAATTAAGAAAACAGAAGAAGCCTATGCTGGTGCCAGAAAAGAAGCAGCCAGAGTTTGGAACGAAATTAGCAAGGGCAAAGATATGGATGAGGCTCTTGCAAAAAGTCAGCAAGACCGTATGTTGTTGGAAAAAAGCCAAGCAATACAAACTTTACAATTAGAAGCAGAAAAGTTTAGACTTATAGGTTTTTACCAGGGCGAAGCATTTAACCTAAGAGAAATAGAATATAAACAAATAGAAGCATTGAGAGAGACCGATTTACTTGATGTTGACAAATATGAACAGGCCAAAGCCAATATCCAACTACGATATATGGAGCAGATGGCTGAAGCCAGGAAGAAAGATATTGAGCAACAGACCCGACTGCGACTGGCTGCAGATGGAAATATCATGGGTGGTATAAAACTTACCAACGAAGAGCAAAAGAAAATTGCCGGTGAACGTGCTGCTTTTGAAATGAAAACAGACTACCAAAAAACACAGTTCATGGTAGAAAATGCAAGCACAATCTTTAATGCACTAGGAGCACAGAACAAAAAGGCATTTGATGCAGCCAAGGCCTTGAACATTGCCACTGCGATCATGAATACCTATCGTGGTGCCACAATTGCTTTGGCCACATACCCACCACCATTTAACTTTATTGCTGCTGCTGCTGTGGTTGCTGCAGGTCTTGCACAGGTGGCTGCAATTAGAAGTCAAACCTACTCAGGGCGAGCCTTGGGTGGTGGTGTCATGGGCGGTACAAGTTACATGGTTGGTGAGCGTGGTCCAGAATTGTTTACACCAACCAACTCAGGCAAGATCACAAGAAATCAAGACCTTGCTGGTGGTGGCAGCACCACAGTAAACTTCACTGTGGTGGCCAATGACACTAGAGGCTTTGATGAATTGTTGACTGCAAGAAAAGGCCTAATCACACAGATTATCCAAGATGCACAATTAGAAAAAGGACGTAGAATATAATGGCTGACATTACCTCAAGTCAATTTCCAACCACACCCAGTTTTAGTGCTGTGAATTTTGAAACTGTAACACCCATTCTGACATCAGAAACCAATTCAGGCAAGGTTCGCCGTGCCGGCTTTGGGCACAGTTACTACACATTTGATGCACAGTATCCCACCTTGACCTATAACGAAGCACAGACCATACTGGGTTGGTTGGCACAAACTGCAGGACAGTTATTCAGTTTTGAAATTGTGTTACCTCTTGTGAGTCAGAGTCGTGCTACAAATACTTCGGCTACACTGACCACCAGTGCCAACGTGACTGCTGGTGCAAGATCAGTCACTTTGTCAGGACTAGGCAACACACAGAATGTGTTAAAAGCCGGCGACTTCTTCAAGTTTAGCACACATACCAAGGTGTATCAATGTGCAGCAGATGTTACCAGTAGTGCAGGTGGTACTGCCACGTTAAGTTTCTCTGGTGGTGCAGTTACCAGTGTCACATCAGGTGCCACCATCACCAGATACAATGTGCCATTCACAGTGACACAAACAGAAGATTCAGGGTCAGTAGAATATGGCCCTGGTGGCCTAGCAAGACTCAGTGTTAAAATGAGAGAAGTCTGGTAATGAAGACCTACTCAACCAATCTAAGAACAGAATTCTATCGCGATAACTTTCTTGCGATTGATCTTGTTCGCATAGACACACCAACAGCCAATTATTTTGCTACAGGTGGTCTCAATGTGACCTATGACAGCAATACCTACACAGCACAAGGTGACTTTATTGGTTTCAGTGATCTAAACGAAGACTTTGATATCCGAGTGGGCAAGTTCACTATCTATCTAAGTGGCATTGGATCCACCTTGGTCAATACTTTTGTTAACCTGGACTACGAAGGTCGACGAGTAAGAGTATACAAAGCATTTTTGAATAGAAGCACTGGAGCAATTGTTGACAGTAATCCTATTCTAATATTTGATGGTCAAATATACAATGTAAATATTCAAGAGGGTGCAAGAACCTGTCAAATAAATGTTGAGTGTTCAAGTTTGTTTGCTGACTTTGAACGATCGGCAGGTCGCAAGACCAACAACGGTAGCAACTGGTTGTTCCAGGGCAGTACTGTGGACAAATGCATGAGCAAATCAGGTTTTATTGGCACACAAGAATTCAAATGGGGTAAATTGTAAAATTATGATAGTAAGAAAAATGCATCCTGCAGAATTTGACGACACCTTGTTGTTGTTGGATCAATATTTTGCTGAAGCAGCAGCGTCATTGCCTGAAATGGCAGATCAGTGGGACGAAGAAAGCATGATCAACTTTGTCAAAACCTATGCCAGTCAATATCAATACTGTTGGCTCAATGCCTATGTTGACAATCAACCAGTGGGCTTGATTGCTGGCAGCATTACCACAGCACCCTGGAATGAAACAGTCCTGACTGCCAACATTGAAATGATATTTCTTGAAGATCTACATCGCAACCTGGACAATTTTACTACCATGGTAGAATACTTTACCAATTGGGCCACCAGTATTGGTGCAACAAAAATCACAGCAGGCGATATAGGTATCAATCCTGACAGAACTAAAAAAATATACCAACATCTAGGATATCAGCCAGCCTGTTTCCTGGTCAAGGACATTGAACTATGAGTTTCGTTAAACGGGCATTTAAGGCAGTAGTTAACGCTGTTGTCAGCGTGGTCAAGACTGTGGTCAAGGCCGTGGTTGATGTTGTGAGTGGTGTGGTCAATTTTGCACTACAGGCATTCATGCCCAGCATGCCTAACATGGATGGTGCTGCCGAAGCACAACGACAGCAAGGGGTCCTGGTACAAAGAGAAGGATCCAACATTGATGTTCCCATCATATATGGACTTAGAAAAGTTGGCGGCAACATTGTGTACATGGAAACAGGCAGCACTGACAACCGATATTTTTGGGTGGCTTACGTTTTGTCAGAAGGTTGTGTGGAGGGCTTGCGTGAAATCTACATTGATGACAACCAGTTGCCCGTTGCCATTATTCCAGATCTAAACTCAGGTAAAACAGTCACAATTGGTGAAGGCAAATACAAAGGTCGTATTCAAATGCGATTCTCACCAGGTGTTTATTTTGCCACACCCAATGCCACACTGAACACAGATGTACGAGCCGGTGTGTTTGCTGGTGCTCCCAGTTTTGGCACAGACATGTATTTCAATGGCTTGGCCACACTATTTGTTAGATACGAATGGCTCAAGGTTACCACACAGGCTGACAGTGATGCAAATCCATTTGGTGGTGGTGTTCCCAAATTACAGGCCTGTGTGATGGGTCGTCGAGTGGCCAGTCTATTTAATAACCTTAGTCAATACGCTGAATATGAAGGCAACGGACAGAATGGTCCTGACGGTCCTAACCCACCGTATGGTGAGCGTTATAGTGGCAATCCTGCAGAGATCCTGCTTGACTATCTAAGGAATCCCAGATACGGTAAAGGCTTGACCAATTCTGAAATCAACTGGGATAGTTTTAGAACTGCTGCTGCCAAATTGGACACTGGTGTAACCTATTATTCAGGAAGCCACACAGGTGCAATTATTACCTGTAATACTGTGCTGGCTTCCGAGCAATCACTGCTGAACAACATCCGAATCCTGTTGCAAGGCATGCGTGGATACATGCCTTATGTGCAAGGTCAATACAAATTACGAATTGAAGATGCCGGCCACCCCACAGACATACTGAGTGGTAGTGCAGTAATCAGCATGATTGCTACCACAGCACCTGGCATTGACAGCAGCGATCTTGGCAGCATCTATGCAGACATACAAGGTGACATCACCTACACCGGCATTGAACGTAGTGCCAAATACACACAGGTAGTTGTGACCTATGTGGATCCTGAACAGATGTGGAGCAATCAACAGGTTGTTTTTCCTGAAACTGAAGCAGAAAGATTGGCCCTGGTGGCAGCAGATGGCGGCCGTGAAAACAGCAGCGAAGTTACCATGGGCACAATTACCAACCGATACATGGCCCTGGACTTTGCAAGACTGATCTTGAACAAATCAAGATATCAAGAAACCTGTACTGTGACTGTGTCAAGTCGTGGCTTTGAACTGGAGCCCGGTGACTGTATTAGAATTGCTGGCACTATCTTGAACTTTGGTGATATACCATGGCGTATCATCACCATGAGTTACAATGATGATTATACCATACAACTGGGTTGTGTGCGTAATCCTGATTTTATCTATCCGTATGTTCGTGCCAACGAAGCAGATACAGTTGCAGGTCTGTTTAGACCAGTGGGTGCAAGTATAAATCCACCTGTGTTGATTGCCACTGGTGGTGGCATTGGAGTTCTAGCCCCAACTACCAGTATTTCCAGCAACACAGCCGGATATACCAGTCCTGGCAATGTGACATTGATCACAACCAATCCGGTATCAACTGATGTAACAATTACCACTGGCAATACAGCAGTCAGTAACACAACTGCCAATACTTCAACAATTAATAATACTGTTGTAACACCAGTACCAGTGGCACCACTCAATGACACCATTGATATTACCAAGATAACCTATACCAATTCAGGTGCTGGTATTTTTGCCACAATTGAATTCAAACAACCTGCACATTCATTGTATCAAGGTGTTGACTGGTACTGGAAAAGAACCACAGAAAGTGCCTGGCAAACTGCTGAAATCCTAGACAAACCAGGCGCAAATCTTGCAATTACCTACAAGTTTGGACCTCTAATTATACCCGCAGGGTTTGCAGCAAGCCAAGCAGTAAATAATTTCCGTGCTAGAGTCAAGTATTCCACAGGTGAGTACAGTACCTTATTTGCTTCAGGACAGTTTACACCCAGTGAGACTTCGGGTACCACAGCGGATATCAAAGAAACAATTCAAATTACACAAACTGCCTGGACCACTCTGGTGCTGGCTACAGAAAGTACTGCCAGAAACAACAGCATCACAGTGACTGGTCTTGTTGCCAGCCTAGGCAGTCCTGGTGCTGCAAGAACAATCAGTTTCAATTGTAAAGATGATGTGATCAACGAAGCAGCCAACTGGAACATTGATGGTATTGTGGTTTACTACCGGGCCTCTGCCAGCACGTACTGGGACAAGATCAAACATGATATATCAACTACCTTTGTGCCAGGTCAAGTGAACACATTTGCATTCACTGGTGATATTGGCATTGCAGGTGGTGCTGTAAATTATGATTTTATATTCCGTTGGTATTACACTGATGGAACAGAAAGCACAGTACAACAAAGATACACAGCAATTAGAATGGAAAGTCCATTTGCATATTATCCATATGATCCGTTCTACGGTCAAAATGGCACAAGAGAATCAGCGTCGGCTTTTGCCTTTATCACCACAGACAATGCTCCACCTGAAGCAAAAGGTGCCGCAGCCAATGTCAGTGTTGGCATAAACTTTATTGGTGGCACCTTTACCAATGGGCAGAACTACCTGAACATGGGCATTGATCCACCAATTGCTAGTGACATGGTGTACTATCGTGGTCTAAGTTTTAACTATCGCAAAGTGATTGCAGGTGGTAATCCGCCATTGACCACTGCCAATATTGTGCCACAGATCAGTAGTCAAACAGGTCGATTCCAATTGCAACCAGCCATTGCTCCCATTGATTTTGATCAACAGTACGAATTGATTGTGACTCCTATTACTAGTTCAAACCGTGCTCTAAGCAATTTTAGCCAACGTGGTGTTGGTTATGTGCATAACAGACAGTCCGCAGCAGACTATCCGCCAAATACAAACTGGGCACCAACCTGGAATTTTGAAACTGTAGATACCAATACTGCATTAAAAAAAGCCGGTCAGGCTTTTAG